GCAGCCTGCGGCGAACGTGATGACGAGAAGCCCGAGGAGCCAGAACGTGTATGCGTATGTGGGGAGCGTCATTTCCGACCTCTGATGTAGTAGATCGCGCCGAAGATGGCCGCAGCAATGACGGCGATGGAGAGGTACTGAAGAGTCTGGTAGACGGGGTGCTCGTCATCCGAGACGTAGGCCACCTGCTGGTGCACCTCGGCCGCAGCGAGCTCGATGGCCTCGAGGTCCGCCTGGGCGGCGTTGAGGTGCCGCTTGGCGCTGCCAGCGCGGCCGCGCACGGTGTTCGTCTCCTGGGCGATGATCGCCGTGGCCGACGCGCAGCCGGTGAGCGGGAGGATGACGGCGGCGGCCTTCACGCGAACACTCGGTATGGGATGCCAGGCTCGGGCGTGAACGTCGGCAGCGCCTCGATCTGCTCGGGCGTGAGCGCGAACGTGACGCGGATGTTGGCGTGGAACCGGGTGTCATTCTTGATCGGCCCGATGCGGTCCACATAGCAGCCCGCGACGGGCATGAGGATCATTTCGCCGCCGCCAACGTCCTGATCGGCGAGAATTCCTGCGGCTTCGAGCGCGTCGTCCATCTGCGCCTCGGTGTCGGTGCGGAGCATGAAGTCGATCATGTGGTAAGGCTCTGGAGGGTTGCGTTGTCGAGTCGAGTCGGCCAGTACTTGAACACGCGAACGCATCCGTTCATGTATGCGGCCGCGTTGACGATGCTGCCGCCGATGGTCAGCTTGGTCAAGCTGCTCGGTAGTGCGCCTGAAGTGTCGGTAGCGACTGCACCACCAGCGACGGACACGGCGTAGTCGTTGACGGCGTACGCGGCGGCGATCTTTTGCGCCGCGATGGCCGAGGTGCCAATTTGAGCAACGAAAGAGCCGCTGCTGTAGACGTTGAACGCAGTACCAGACCCCTCGAAAATCTGATTGTTTCCGCCGCTTGCTGGAAGGAATGTGTAGTTGCGCTGGCTTCCGGTGTTCAAGCGCGTACCGACGTCGGTGTAAATCGTCCCGGCGCTTGCGTTAAAACTAATCGTGGTGAGGTCAAGAAGTTCGCAGTTGTCCGCATTCCTCGTCGCCTGACTCGCGCCCGTGGGGATGTAGGAGGAGGCACCGGAGCTGGTTTCCAGTTGTGCGCCCCACATTTCGATGGCGTCGCCGCTCGTCACGATGCGAATGCCGACGCGATGATCGACCGTGTGCGTAAACGAATATCGCGTCCAAGTCGAGGTAATGGCCTGCGTTGTCCAGTTACTACCGTTGTTCTGCGTGTACTGAATGTCTCCGGTGCCCGTCACGCGGCGCAGCCACACGCTAAATGTTCGCGCCGCCGATGTCCCGATGGCAGCGCTGCTGATGATGGTCGCGTTTCCTGCGGATGCCGAAAACGTAATTGCTGTCGTGACACCAGTCGGATCAAACCCGAGAGTCGAGCGCGTGATGTTCGTATCCGCCCAGTTGTTGTTTGTGCCGCCACTCGTCGCGAAAGACGCGCTCCAATTGAGCAGATTGGTCGCCTGCGCTTCCACCAGCAGCCCTCGCGGTGCCCCCGTGCTTGGGTCGTGGTCGAAGCGGGCGACGTTGTTGTTCATCGTCTCCACGAAGCCGCTAGCGTTGATCCGCGTGCCGGTGCTGCCCCGCGTGAACGTCAGCCCGCGAGCCGTGAGGTCGGCCGTCGCGGTCATCGTGGTGAAGTCAAGGTTGAGCGTGGAGCCGTCGCCGAGCATGGCGCGGCGCATCATTGAACCCATCATGGGATGGCCTCGAAGGAGGTGCGGACGTACACGTTCGCGATGTGCAGATTCTCGGAGTTGGCCGAGGGGTCCGCGTACAGGATCAGGGTGCCCCAAGAGTTCGCCGGCAGCGTCGCCGTCTGGGCCGCCGTGAACGTGGCCGTCGCCGTTCCGCCGCCCTGGCTCACGACGGCGCTGGTCCCCGTCACGCTGACGCTGCCGACCACAAGCTTGGCGACAGGCGTGTATCCCGACCAGTTGAAGTTGTTGCCGCCCACCTGGTGAACGTGGTACGAGACTATGTGGTTCTCGCCGCGGACGATGACTTGCGTCGGCAGGAGCGTTGCGAGCTGGAGATTAGACATCCGTGCACCTCACGGGGTTGGGGCGATCGAAGAAGGCGTAGGCGTTGCCGCCGAGGTCGTATACGACAGACACCATGGCGACCGCCGTCAGGCTCGACGTCGTCCAGGCGGACCCGGTCCACACGCTGCCGACGGGCCCGACGGTGCTCGCCGGGGTCGTGATGTCCATGCCGTCCACGATGGTCGCCGTGTTGAACTCCTCGCGCAGATTCCGGCACGTCGTGTAGTTGAAACGCGGGTCGGTCACGGTCGAGATGCCAGCGCCCGCAATCGACGCGGGTACCCACAGGGATACGGTGTAGGTCCACCGGTTGGTGGCGAGCGCCGCCGCGGCCGTGATGCTGCACAAGCCCTGCGCGACGATGTTCCCTTGGACAAGCTGCGACTGCGCCCAGCGGATGCCCTCGGTGCTTTCGGCGACAAGCTCCGAGGAGTCGGTCCACCGGTTGCAGACGAACTTGTTCGCCGAACCGAACAGTCCCTGCTCGAACTTGGGGCGCATGTACGTCATGGGTACGTCGGCCCTGCCTTCTCGAACTGGTCGTAGATCGGCTGCGTGAACAGCGCCTTGAGGTCGGCCGTGGCGCTGTATGGCTGGTACCACACAACCGTCGCGGCCTGCATGTACTGCGTTCCGGCGATGGTCACGCCTGGGAGGAGCTTGGGCTCGCCTGTCGGGTGCGGCATGGCAAGCTGTTCGAGGTGGAACCACTCGTCGTAGATATAGGTGATCGTCACGCGCCATACCTCGTTGTCGAGGGTCGCGGCGATGCCTTGGCACAGCACCGTGCCGATCGGCCATCCGAGGAAGGCCGCGTTGTTGCGCTTGTTGATGTAGGTGCTTAACCAGGTGGACCACGCCGGGTCCGCGGCGACCGAGCCGGTGCCGGGTGCAAGCGGCGTCCGGTCGACAAGCGTCTCGATTTGGATCGTCTGCTGCTTGACCTTGCGGCTCCTGGGGTTGCCGTTTAGGTCGATTTTGGTCCCGGCGATATCGGCCGTGGCAGGCCATGCTGCGGTGCCGTTGGCTGGCAGCGTGGCGTCGCGCCACGCAGCGACCTGGCGAATGCCGCTAGTGCGCGTCTGCTTGACGTATCCGATGCCCCATGGGCTGTCGTTGTATTCAAACTCGACCGAGGTGAACTCGGCCGTCACGTTCCAGACGTACGCGGCTTCCCGCGCCGGTGTGACGTTGACCGAGCGGCAGATGTATCCCTTGCTGAAGTCGTTACCCGTGCCAGACCAGAAGAACGACGGCAACCGCTGCTGCGGGCGAACCGGGAGGTTCGTGAGAACGTGCCCTTCGCCTGGGAACGGGTCGGCATCGTTCGTCGGCACCCACCGGAGGATGTATTGCAACGTCAGCCGCTGCTCGCCCCAGCGGTCGGACACCGTGTGCGACCGGCTGCTGGCGACCTCGATGTTCGACCACGTTCCCATCAGGAGCCTCCGAGCTTTCGGTCGATGTTCTCAAGCGCCCGCGTCTGGCGTTCCATCATGCCAGGCTCGTCGTAGGCCATGCCGCGAGCAGACCCGCCGAGGTTGAATCCCTGCCCGCCGTACAAGCCCATACCACCAGCCGCCTCGAACGCCGCTCCCGTGATCGTCCGCTCCGCGCCCTGGCCGGTCAGGACGCCCGTGGTGTTGATCAGGAACTGGTCGAGCGTCGCACCGGCGACGGCCTTGGTGCTCTCCCAGATGCTTGTCCAGAACGCCGCCGCCGCGTTCATGTCGGGTGCCTGCTCGATGACTCGGGCGGCCCGCTCCTCGACGCGGAACTGCTGCTCCCGGGCCGAGGCGGCCGCGCCTGCGCCGAGCGCCTGCCCGACGGCGACGTCCGCCTGCATCTGAGAAGCCATGAGCTGGCCCCGCGCAGCTGCGGCCTCCGGGCTGAACTTGAACGCCAGCTGGTTCAGCTCGTCGACCCGGTTGTTGATCGCCGAGATGATGCCCTGGAGCGCACCAAAGCCAGCCTGGGCGACCCCGAGCGCCGCCGTCATGCTCGTTGCGGTCGCCGTGCGACGGGCCGTCCGGTTGAGCTTGTCGAGCTCCTTGTTGGTCGCGGCGACACCCTTCACCACGCCCGAGGTGTCCATGGCGACCTGAATGGTCGACTTCATGCTCTTGTCAGCCATGGGAGCCCTTTAGCCAGGGGAACAGGGCACTCGGCCGCTTGCCGGTCAGGGCGCAGGCGATGACCACCAGCGCATTCTCGATGCGCTCCTCGGTGGTCAGCTCCTGGGATGACAGGCCGACTGGCATGGTCATGCGTTGCTCGGGACTTGCGATGCGCCAAAGCCTGCGCTCGGCGCGACCGTAGGGCGTGGCCGGTTGACCTCGGCGAGGAGCGCCGCGGCGAGGTCGGCGCGGATGGTGCCCGCTTCTTTGGGGTTCGTCAGGAACGGGGTGCCGTCGGTGCACTCAATGGTCGTGACCCACCAGTAGGGGTTCGTGGCCGACGTCTGCGCCTCGGCGAGGGTCGGCTCGCGGAACACCAGCGGGCCGATCTCCTCGATGGTGACCGTGCGCCGCCGGGCGGTGAGCTGCTCAATCGGGATCGGCACTTACTGCTCCTCCCAGGAGAGTTCCCACAAGGCGAGGTCGGTCCCGTTGTCGTTGATCGACGCCGAGGTGATGTGGATGCTCATGGGGTTGGTGCCTGTGCCCCACTCGTTGATTTCCTTCGTGCCCTGATCGGTGTACTTGAGCGTCAGCGTCGCGCCCGTGCTGGTCGTCGCAGCGGTGAGGGTGTCTGGGAACAAGTGGCCGCGCAGGACGTCATCGGTGGCGCCGTCCTGCCGCAACAGCGTCAGGGTGCCCGAGCGGCGGATGCGGCCGGGCAGCCGCTTCTCGCGGTAGTCGGCGAGCAAGGTGGCGTCAAACGACGCACGCTCGACGTTGAGGGTGAACGAACGCACCTGAACGGTGCCCGTGACGCCGCTGAAAGCAATGGTCCCGCCGAAGCCGGTGATGAGTGCCATGGTCAGATTCCTTGGAAGGTGAAGGTCATGGTGCAGACGCGCTCGTCGCCTTCGGAGCCGTCTGCCTGTGATTCAGTACGCATCGAGGTCGAGATCGCCGTGAGCACAAGCTTCGCGTAGGTCGCGCCCAGCGTGGTCGGGTTGTCCCAGTAATCCACGATGTCATCAGCCACCTGGATCACGCCGAGCGCCGTGTCGCCGTAAATGTTGACCTCACAGGTCACCATCCACGACGCAGCCGGTTGCCCTGGCTGCGTCACTTGGCATTCGGCCCCGGTCAGCTCCCACACGACCGCGGGCGTCTGCGAGCCCGGCCGGCGCATTCCGACGGCGACGTCGGCCGTCACAGCGTTGTCCATGTGCTGCTGGAGCGCCTTTGCGACCTTCTCAAGTGCGAGCACGCTCATGGCTTGCCGCCCTTCGAAAGCAGCTTCTTGGCTTCAAGCAGCGCCTCGGCGCTCAATTCGCGCATGATCTTCTGCACGTTGAACAGCGCCCAGCGATAGGAGATGAATCGCCCGGCGACGCGCCCGCCGCTCGCCTTGTGCTTAAACCCGGATTCCAACAGGTGGAACACGCGCTGGCGGCCCTTGGCGACGCTGGAGTTCTTCGCCTTGCGGCCGTACCGGACGCCGATCTGTGCAGCAATGACGCCTGCCTGCCCGCGCATTCGGCGCGGCGATGTCATTTCAGTCGCGGCCGAAATGGCGAGTCGGTGTTTCATCGACGGGCCGCGGAACCGAGCCATGAGCCACTTCCGCCCGAGGTCGCCGACGTACGGCTTGAGCACCTTGCGGAATACGCGCTTCCGAAGCGCCTCGTTCACGTTGATGGGCAGCCGCTCAAGGGTGCGCCGCAGCTCAGCGTCTTCGAGCTTGATCTTGACGGCGGTCGCGCTCACAGCACCACCTCGACGGCGATGATTTCCATGTTCCGGCGACGCTGGTCGCGGTCGGTCGCGCCGCGGATGTTGAGGTAGCGCGTCGTGCCGCCGTCGGACCAGAGCAGTCTGCTGCGAGTCGAGATCGACGGGTGCCAAGGGCACAGGATTCGGTAGTTGCTCTGAATCGCCGGGCCGCCATCATCCACGCTCTCGGCGGTGTCGAGCTGCTCGATGTGCATGGGGATCACGGCGACGTCGGACCATGTCTCGACGGCCTGCCCGAGATCGTCCACCGTCGTTGCGGGGTTCTGCAACGTCGCGACGAGCCGCATCATGCCGTGCGGAACGTGCGCCATCAGCCGATCCCCTTCCCCATCATGCCCGAGATGCGATCCCAGTAATCGCTCGAAAGCACCACGGTGTCATCCCCGCGGCTCTGAACGTGCTGCGTGACACGCTGTAACAGCGCCATTTCGAGCAGCGGGTTCAGCGTGTTCGAGCCGCAATTCACGGTCAGGAGCAGCGGGTACGTCCTGGTCGCGTCCTGCTCAACGCCGCTAACGATCTCGCGATCGAGCTTGGCGTACTGGAGCCCGTTGATGGTGACCAGCGGATGGGCATACGAGAATCCGCTGTCGTTGAACGACACCACCTGGGTGACCGGCTGCCGGGAGAGAAGTACAAGCTTCTCCGTGTTCGTTGGCTCGACGCCGACGTACTGCGTGCGGGTGGTCGGGTCCACGACCCAGCCGGTGCGCTCTTCGAGCTCGCGCACGGCCGCCTCCCAGGCGATGCCGATGGCGGGATCGTCCTCGGTGTGAGGAATCCGCGCCCAGCTTCGGAACTTGGCAAGGTCAAGAGGCATCGTGCTCCTTCAAGCAGGGGCGTCGGGGGTGCAGCCCGACGCCCCTGCCGATGGGAGGAGAAGAACCGTCAGGCGTTGGTGGTCTGGTTCTGGACGAGCGCCTTCACGCGGGTGAAGTTGCTGTTGGCGAACATCATGCCCTGGAAACGGACGCGGGCGGTCTGCGACAGGCTGTACTCGTCGCGGATCATCGAGATGCCACCCCATTCGCGGATGGAGAAGCCTTCCGAGATGTTTCCGAGCACGGCCACGCAGTTCTTCCCGGTGGTTCCCGTCGTGACATGCACCGGGGTGTACTCGGTGACGTAGACGGGCAGGCCGAGCAGCGTGAACTGCGAGCCGGTGCGAACGCCTGCGTCGGCCGACGGCACAAACAGCGGCACGTTGTTCGCCGTCAGGCTCGCGAGCTTCGCGTACGAGTCCTGCGGGAGAATCCACGCCGCCGAGCCCCAGTACGCCGCGGGGAGCTTCTCGTAGCGCATTTCGGTCAGCTTCGCGAGCGTGATGCCAGCCGTAACCGCTGCGGCGCGGGTGTTCGTGACGCCCGTAGTGGACACGATGTTCACGTTGGCGTTCACGGTGAAAATGCCCGTGGGCGCGTTCGTGCCGGTGCCGCCGACGTAGCCCCATTCGAGGTTCCGAGCCAGCTGCCGCTGAATGTGCTCAACGACTTCGGCCTCGATGTCGAAGTTGGACTGCCGGATCAGCTGCTGGCTAATCTCGACCTTCGGCAACGTCGGGTTGGGCGCCAGCGGCACCTCGGCGAACGCCGGGTCGGTATTCGTCGGGGTCACGGTGCCAGTATCCGGCTCGGTCCATGCCGAGGTGTAGTCGGCGGTGGCCAGCGTGTTGTACCGGAGCGTCGTGTAGCCCTGGACGCCGGTGCGGATGTCTGCGAGGTTGCGGACCACGGTGCTCGCGTCGAGGTACTTAAGGATGCCCTCTTCGTAGATCTTCGGGATGAGGATGCTGCTCGAAGCGGTCGAGATCAGCGCACGCTGTTCCGGAGCCGCGCCGCCGCGCATGTACGACAGCCACTGGTCGCGGTATTCCGTCGTGGCGCGCCATTCCTCGGTGCGCTCGCGGGTTTCGCGACCGACCTTCGCCAGCACGGTGTGGCTGGCGAACTTCTCGCGCAGCTCGGCCGCGGACCGCTTCTGGTTGAGGTCCTTGAGCTCGTCCATCAGCTCGGTGGCGCGGGCCTCCTGCTCGGCGCTGATCTCGTCGTTGGCGAGAATGCCGTTTACTTCCGCCTCAATCGCCTTGCGGCGCTCAATGATTTCTGCCTGCTTCATAGCGTGATGCTCCGGTACCGCAGACGAAGCCGGGCGAGCGCCCGGCTGTAGGTGCGAGCTTCGGCGGCCGTCTGCGGGTACGCGCCGGATTCGACAATGGACACCTCGCGTAGATCAACGTCTACGAGGGTGCGCTCGGTGCCCTTCCAGGCGTCCGAGCGAACGATGAAACCGAACGACATTTCGGACAGGACGCCCGAATCGACCAGCGCATA